GCACCAACAACTAATGAGTATCAGCCCAGTTGCTTCCTATTTTAAATTCTGCATCTAAAGGACATCTTAAATTAAAATATGTACCTGCATCTTTAATAGATTGAACTGCAAGTTCTCCTACTTCAGTTGCATAAGCAGACTTACACTGAAGTTGTAGCTCATCATGAACATGAGCAACCATAGAACAGGTATCTTTATCATAATCTTTTTCCTTTAATTTTTTGTGTAATATAACTGTGGCCATCTTTATAATTAAAGCTCCACAACTTTGGATTAATAAATTTAAGCTCGAATGCTCCGACCTTGGAATTAATTTTCTTTTATCTAAACCTAATAAATATTTTTGATTTCTAGTTTTAACAATTACATTATCTCTTAATCTTTTTAATGCAGGCAAACCTTCAAACAATTTAGCTTTTATTCGTTTCCCTTCTTGAGAGCTTTTGCCAACAACTGAACCAAGCCTTGTATCTCCGATGCCATAGATGACACCATAGATGCACCTCTTCGCCAAGTCTCTCGTTGGTAAGCCAATCTGTTTTTGATTGTAGGTGTGAATATCCCCATCGAGTAATTGCTTCGTAAAACTTCCCTCATCGAATGCACCGATATAATGAGCAAGACAACGAAGTTCAAGACCACTAGCGTCACAACCAATAAGCTGAAAACCATCAGGCACAGTAAATAAAGACCTACATTCTTTGCCATAAGGAACACCCACTGAAGGTGTTTGAGCCACATTCGGTCTTTGATGAGTGCACCTTCCAGTGTTCGCACCATTCGTGATAACGCCTCCATAAATTTTTCCATCCTTTTGTAATTTTAGCCAGGCATTATTACCTTCGGCTAGTTGTGCTATTCGTTTTTGTACCAGAAAATGTTCAGCTAATAGTTTAGCTTCAGGATAATCTAATTTAGATAAAACACTTTCATCTACTTTAGGTTTTCCATCTGGTGTAAAATCATTTGGCTTCCATCCTTTATTCATTAACCTATTACTAATGTGGTCTCTGCTATTAGGATTGAAAGTCATTTCTTTATACTTCTTAACTGGAACACCTTTTTTATATCCTAAAGTTTTGTTATCTCTTTTAGGAATAAAGGTTCCAATATATTGCTTCCAATTAGGGAAGGTTGAAACTAGAGATTTCTCAAGCTCCAACCTTCTGTTTGCAAGTGAGGCATACAGCTTCTTTGCAGAAGCCACATCGAAATAAAATCCATGTGCTTCTTGCAGATGAATACATCTGGCAAAGTCGTGTTCTAGCCTAATTGCTTCAGGCGAATAGTTTTGTTTTTGTATTAAGTTATAAAGTTCGTGAGTGACTTCTACATCTTGTTCACAATACTTTTGCATTTCTTCAGACCATTCAGTGAAGTCATTTGTTTTAGCAAACTCTCCTTTTCGTAATCCAAGTCTATACCCCCAGCTTTCCAAAGAATGTCTTCCTGCTAAATTTAGAGGAAGTTCCTTTTTCTGGAAATCTAATTCTTTTTGGTTAGTCCATATAAGTCTGCTTACTAATAGCGTATCCAATATTTCAGCTTTAATATCATACTGTCTTGGGTACAATTTTTTAAGAACTGCTAAATCAAATTTTAAAATATTATGGCCAACTAATAAGCTAGCACCATTTAATAACATAAGACCTCTACCAATTTTATCTCCATAATATGAAAAGACTTGGTTTGTCTCTATGTCTTTGATTACTATTGAATGTACTACAGAGCATTCCTCAAGGAAGCCATTGGTTTCTATATCAAATATAAGTTTCATAGTTAGTGCATTACAATTATTTTTATGTTTAAGATTGTGGGTATTACAGGAGCAACATGATAAAATGCTTCTTCAATAATATCTTTAGTCTTCGGTGTGTGAACAAATAAGATTGGATTTACATTTGGATATTTAATTACCAAGTGTAATAATTTTAAAATCTTTTTTAATGATGAATAAATAAAAATTTTATCATCATCATCCAAGTTTTCAAACTCATCGCATTGTTCTATATATTCACGAAGTACATCATCTATTTGTTTTTCTTTATTCTTGGACATTAGAAAAATCGCCTTCAGACAATCTCCCAGTTTCCCTGTCGTAATGAAGTGAGCAAGCGACACCTGTATCTCCATTGTATCTATTTTTTAGAACTCTGATTGTTAGAATATCTTTAGTCTCTTCGTTCTGCTGTGACCTCTCTAATCCACAACAAATATCTGTAAGCTGGCCTAGTCCATGACTGCCTTTAAGATGACTTAAAGATGTTATGGCTCCTTCTTCATGTCCAGTTTTGTCTGGTAATCGTTTCATGTGGCATACCAGTATTAATCCAAAATTTAATTCTTCTACTAAACTTCGTAGCCTGGTCATCGTATAATCAATTAACTTCCTCTCATCGCCTTCAATACCAGAGACAACCATATTGATATGGTCTAATACTACATAATCACAATCACATCCTCTGACTAAAAATCTTATTTTAGACATTAGGTTCTCACTATCTGTAGACCCAAAATGTTTGTGGAAATATGTATTGCCTTGAATTTTATCCCAAGACTTCTTTAATGTTTCCTCTGAAAAATCTCTTCTAATTTCTTCTTCGTGAATTTTAGAGTTTAAATCTATAGAGATTAAACCTCTTACAGTTCTAGCTACACTTTCTTCTAAAGCTATGTAGCCTACATTCTTACCTTTAGTAATTAAATCAAATGCAATTTCTCTACAGACCTGGCTCTTTCCTGTTCCACTACCTGCTGTAAATAAAACTATTTCACCCTTACGAATACCTTTTGTTTTATTGTTAAGACCCTCCCAAAGATATGGAGTACATTCTTTGCTGTCATCTTGCATAACTAAATCCCAAGTATCAGCTCCAGCAATAATGCCTTCAGGTGTATATGGTCTTGCGTTCCATATATGATTTATAATATCCTTACCTCTTCCAGATACCAACATATCGTTAGCATCCTTCAGAGGTAATTTAGAGACAAGAGCTTTTTTTGGAGTAAACAATTGTGCACATTCGATTGAAGCAGTATTACCAGCTTCATCATTATCGAACATTAAAACTACTTTTTCAAAACTTTCTAAATATTCTAAATTCTTTTTAATATATTTTTTTGCAGACTTTGCTCCTGAAGGTACTGACACTACTGGCCATTTGTTTCCTTGAACTTTAGATACTGACATAGCATCCACTTCACCTTCAGTTATGGTAATCATTTTTTGATTTCCCTTCCATTTGTGCTGTCCAAATAATCCAACTTCATTCATATCTCCTAACCAAATAAAATCTTTATTAGGAAATCGAATGTGTTGAGCAACAACTTGGTAATTAGAATTATAATAAGGAGCTATCTGAACTGGCTGACCATTGTAAGTTCCAGTTTGATAATTAAAAAATTTGCAAGTATCAAAATCAATTTGTCTTTTTGATAACGCCTCCACTTGACCTGTAATCATATCTGTTTTTATTTTTATATTATTAAATTCATTTGTTTCTCCACTTGCTGGCTCTCTATAGCCACATCCAAAACACCAGCCATGACCATCTGAATACCTTGCTAGGTTATTTCTTGATTGACATTGTGGACAAGGTTCGTGTTTTACAAATTCTGAATTATTCTCCTGGCTCTTCATAACCTTCATCACCAGGCAACAAGTCTCCTTCTACCCAAAGTAAATCTGTTTTAGCCCAATCATCTACATCAAATGAAGGACAGAATTTATCAGAAAAATGATAGTGACCTTTTACAACTGCCTCTGGATATTTCTCATGTAGTTCATCACATAATGTTTTTAAACTATTCCATTGAGCTCCTTCAAAATTATCTTCTGCTTTAGTGTGGTCATCTTGAGTGACACCACCAACCATAGCGATACCTATACTGTTATGATTTTTCCCACGACAGTGAGCTCCGACTGCATCTGTAGTTCTGCCATCTTCAATGACACCATTTCTTCTAATAATAAAATGGTAGCCACAGCTTAAAAATCCTCGTTCTCTATGCCAACGATTTACTTCTTCGAAGCCAATGTCCATAGATGGTTTAGTAGCTGTACAATGTATTATAAAATAGTCTGTTGATTTTCTGCTCATAATTTTTTCTGTTGTTGTTGAATTTCCTTAACCCAGTTATCTGGTAAAAGTTTCTTGGTTGAATAAACACAATGGTATTTAAAGCCTTTAAGCTCACACCATTTTGCATAAGTTGTTTTTGATTTTTTTCCTATTTTTGTTTTAGAATTTGAGAATACAAATCGAATATCTAAATGAGGATGTTGTGATTTAATGAATAAATGTTTCTTCCTATCCGAAGTTAGGAACTGACCTTTTGTTTCAAATATTATTTTTAAATTATCTAATGCTGGACAATTAA